GGCTCCGCTAGAGCGACCGTCTCGATTCTGTCCTTGAGGAAGTCCACAAGAGCGGTGATCTCGGCGCGGCTGGTGATCTTCTCGGTGTCAACGCAAAGTTCGATCGCCTTGCCGGTGGTCGAAGAATCGACCGTGATGTCTTCCGCACCCTTGGACGGGTCGATGCCGATGTACGTGTACGCCATTTGAAGTCCTCCGAAAAGAAGGGGGAGTGATGTCCTCCCCCGGTGTATCAGTTGGCGTAGTAGCCGGTCAAGCGCATCGCCAGAGTCCCCGCCGCCGCCGAAGCTGCGGTGAGGGTAGCAACGATGTCGTAAGACTTGCCGGGGACAGGCTGGGCGGTCAGGTCCATACGCTCCCACATCGGCTGTCCGAGCTTGGCGATGTCCGCTGCGCCAGCCTCCTCGAGTTCGCTCGTCCAGGCGCCCGCGTTGACCAGCGAGACCCCCGAAGCGAACTCGTCGGCGTCGATGACCGCGCCGGTCGAGGACTCGTAGATCCCGACATCCGCCGCGCACGACCCGCCAAGGGCGTCCCAGGCGAGATCGAGCTTGGTTGGAATGAAGTTCGACGGGACCGTGGCAAGGCGGTAGGTGGATCCGATGGAATCCCCGCTGACCGACTCGACGGTTCCGACGAACACATGGACGGCATGACCCGGCGCGACGAGCGTGGCGCCCGATGCCAGGATGGCCGCAACGTCGGCGCTATTGGTGTTGACGACTGCCATTTTGCTTCCCCCTTAGGACGCGGTGATCTTGATTTCCACGAGGCGCTTGGCGTCCACGCGGGTGGCGTTGAACGACCCGTCCAGGTAGACCTGCCACGGGAGGCCCTGGATGTCCTTGCGCTGCGAGATATCGCCGCGCGGAGCCTTCCAGGTTCCGAAGTGCATGGCCTTCTTGGTCCACACGGGCAGGCGGTAGTAGCCGCTGCTGTCCGTAGTGACGCGCTGGGTGTGAACGAAGTTCATGCCGAGGAACGACATGATTCGGCCGTCCTTCAGCACGGGCTTTTCGTTGTAGTCGAGAGAGATGATCTGAGCCTCGGCGAGCAGGTCGCCGTGAGCCTTGGCGTTGTAGCCGATGTAGATCTGCTCCGACTCGATGTCGACGTCGTTGCCCATGATGATTTCGAGCGCAGCCTTGAGCTTGGCGACATTCAGTCCGACGTTCGATCCGCCGCCGCCTTCGTTCACGGGGACGACCGAGCTGGAGCCTTCCGATGCCCAGGTGGTCGTGGTGGCGCCGTCGGCTCCGGTGATCGCGTCACCGAAGAACCCGGCGAGAATCCGGTCATCCTGGGCGCGATTGATGGCGGCGATGGACGCGGCCATGAGCTTCGCTTGCGGGTCGATCTCCGACTCGAGCTGCACGAAGGTGTCCCGCAGGAAGGCTTTGTAGAAGTTCACGGGGCGAACCCAACGACGGTCGTAGTTCTGCGCGGAATGGATGATCGGCGCGCCAACGGCGGTCACCGGGTCCATTTCGAACTCGTCGAGCTTGTCGCACACGGAAACGCTGGTTCCGGTGTGGGATCCGGTCTCGACCTTGTCGATCAGCTTGGAGCGCATCTGCTGTGCGACCAGCTCCAGGATCTTGTTGTACTGCTTTGTCCGCAGTTCGATTGCGTCGGGCATGATAGCCCCCTCCTTTGATTTGTGGTCATTGGTTGAGGCTTCTCCGACGCTGTCGGGACCGTATTTCTAGCGGATCAGCTCTTGGGCTTCGGCGTTTTTGGTGGGTCCGTTTCCGGTTTGCCCTTTTCCGTCACCCATTCGAATAGCTTTTCCGCTCTCACGACGTTTTGGTCTGGGACCTGGTCGGCGCGATAGGCTAAACGTAAGCATTCCAGGCGGATTTCTGCAAGCGACTTATCCACCGGACACCGAAATCTTCAGAAGGCGGTCGAATTCGGCGCGCTCCTTGGCTCCGCCATCGGTGAACCGCTTCACCCAGGCGGCGTCGGTCTGCAGTTCGTTCATCTTTGCATCGGCGTCGGCTGGCGTCATGTAGGCCGATGCCCCGCCCTGCTGGACTCCTCGCGCGGGGGCCTCGCCGATCTTCTGTCCAAGCTCCGCGAACCGCTCCATCATCGCCTTGGTTCCGACGACGCGTTCAATCCTTTCAAGGGTAGGTGCGTCGAACCCCATCAGCATCGCGCCGCGCCTTGCAGCCTCTTCCTTGGCCTGGTACGCTCCGCCCCACTCGCGGCGAACGTCAGCGAGTTCGGCGGCGGAGCGCTGGCGGAAGTCCTCGTCTTCGCGGGCTGCGCGCTGGGCCCGCTGCTCTTCGAGCCACCCGGCCAGCTTCTTCCCGCTCATGGCAGGCAAGCCAAGCTCGTGGAGCTTTGCGGCCACGGCCTTGGCGTTCTCGGGGTCGATGCCTTCGAGTTTGTCCAGCTCGTAGCCCTCGGGGGTGTCGGGGCGACCGCCAGCCTTGAAGTATGCCTCCCAGCCGATGGCGTCATCTTCGCCCTTCGGTACCACGACCTTCTCGCCGCTGAACCGCTTTTCAAGCTCCCGGTGGGAAAGAAGGGCGTCGGCAGGGGATTTCCACTCCTTCTTTGTGGCCCACGTCTTCACGTCCGGATCTTCGATCCCGTCAAGCCAGGATCCGCCAGGAGCTGGCTTTGGTTGCGGAGCGGTGGATCCGGGTTGGCCTGCGCCCGCGTTGGGGTCGCCAGGGTTGCCCGCACCCAGAAGGGCGGCGGATCCGGTTGTGTCGGCCATGGTCTATTCCTTTGGTTTTCCCGTGATCGGATCAATTCCGGCGTCTGCGTGGATCGCAAGCCACACCTCGCGCCGCCCCTCTGCCATCACGGTGGCGAGGGGGTCAATTGTGCCAGACATTGGAGAAATTCGAACCGTGGGCCCATCGGCGCAACAGAACCGCGCCAAGTGCCTGCGGACGATTTCCGACGCGGGACCGGGGGAGAAAAAGGTTGTGCGAAACGCTTCGCGGATCGTGGATCGCTCCTGCTGCTCGCGCCGGGCGAGATCAGCTTCGTCTCCATCGAACATCAGAACGAACCGCCTTCAGGCGATCCAGCCAGCGCTTGCGCCTCGGCGAGGTACTTCGCGGACTGCGCAGCCACGGGGACCGCCTGGAGCATCGCTTGCGCCTCTGCAGCCTCGGCGTCCTGCGCCTCGATGGAGCGCATCTCCTCGTCCGACCGCAGCACCTTGGACGGCAGGCCTTGGGCATCCGCCAAGACCTGAAGCGCCACATCCCACTTAACGCGCTTTGGCGCGGTAGGATCGAACTGTGCGATTGCCGCTGTCGATTCGATCATCCGCATCACGGCAACGCCTTCGCCCGCCTTCTGCGCGCGCGTGATCGGCGAGGTGTAGCGGACGCGGTAGTAGCCGCCAGCCTCGCGGACGGAATCCGGCTCCTGCGGGAGCGCTCCAGCTGCGGCCAGGATGTCCATTTCGCGCTCGATCATCATGCCGAGCGCCGGCTCGATGCCTGATGCCACGGGGCCAAGCAGTTGGCCCTTCTCCTGGGCGCGCTGCAGGACTTCCTGGGCGGTCATTTGGCGGCGGTCTTCGGCCAGAATCTCGAACAGGGAAACGAACATCGCGTCGTTGATCGTGCGGCGCTCGCGGTCCATCAACTCCAGGGAAAATGGAACATTCTTGCCGGTGTAGAGCGGGGCAACGTTTTGCTTCCCGTCGACCATTCCGCCGCGAATCAGAGCGCCAGGGACCAACTGGAATGGCTGGAGCGCGCCGTCGCTGGCCGTCAGGAGCGGCGAATCCGTCGCCATGTGGCCAGCGCGCAGGGTCGTCTTCTTCATCGCGTTGGCGAGTTTGATGGTCGGCAAAATCTCCATCAGGGGAGAGTAGGCGTAGATGTCGCCGTCCGAGACGGAGAACCGCGCGACGAAAAACGGGAACGAGCGGTATCCGCCCTCGCCCACCACGTCCTTGGTGTCCTCGCAAACATCCGCCGACGAGAACGCCATGCCCCTCGCATCGCGTCGCCCGGGGTCGCGATCGGTATTCGGGCTCACGCGCTGGACGAACCAGAACTTGTCGTCCTTCCCGGCCTCCACAGCGGCGCGGATCTTCTCCGGTGCACGACCGCCGAACTGCTGCAGCGCCTGGCGAGCATCGAGGGCGTAGCGACGATATACGGTATCGACTTCGCCTTGGAAATTCTCGTCGATGTAGGTTGTGGCCAGCGACAGATTCCGGTACTTGATCCCGGTGTAGTCCATCGCCATTCCGACGGCTGTACCGTATCGAGCTAGGGACTTGTACCACTCGGACATCTGGGTGGAAAACCCGCTTGTCGAGGCGTAGCGAGCCTTGAATAGGCGGCGCGTCACCTCGTCGGCGTAGACCTTCGAAGCGTGGTCGTCCTCGTCCTCCATCTCCAGGCGGTGCCATTGCTCGTTCTGCGGGGTCATCAGCGACGACAGCGCGGCGGCAAGGCGGTTCACGGCGATGATCGGGGCGGACTCGAACATCTTGAGCCCACGCTTTTCGCCTGGCGTGGTTTCGCGGCTGAAGCGCGCAGCACCAGCTACGTATTCATCGATCGAGCTCCACTGCTCTTCGAACGAGGCGCGGCGGCTCTGGAGCTGGCCTAGGCGCGTGAGTATGGCGGTTGCGAGTTCGTCGGCCATCATCGCCCCAGCAGGGGGGAGCGGTTGAAATTCGGCGAAGGCGTTGGGCGAGCGTTGAGGCCTCCGGGCGCCGTCGCGGGAGCTGCGGACAGTGACGCCGGAGCTGCGGGCGCGATGAGCTGGGCGGCGCTCACGGGGCGCGAGAGCATCGCGGCACCCGCTCCGACTCCGCGCTGGTTGCGTTCGATCGCTCGGGTGCGCGCCTGCTCATCCAGGCGGCGCTGGACCTCTTCGCGCTGTTCCTGGGCGAGCGTGTTTTTCTGTCTCTCGCGCTCGCGGGATGCGGTGATGCCCGTGATGTCTTCGACCAATCCGAAAATGGACATGCGCCCTCCCCGTTTCCCTGAATTTACATCATCTCGTATTCCGCGAAGGCTGTGTTTTGCTTCGCCCCCAAGGCTTCAGCTTGTTTGAAGTAGAAGCCTTGTGCGAACTGCCTGAACGCGTCTGCCGCCTCTGAGTGCACATCGTGGCGAGGTTCATCCTTCCAGCGCGAAAGCTTCGTGTCCCACGTCTTGGTGTACAGGTCAAGATGCTTGATGCCGGGCGCGCAGTTCGTCGCATCGAACGTGCAGGACGGGAACAGCGACCGGACGGCGTTGATCCCCTGGATAACCCTTGGCGGCGGTGGAATGATCTTGATCCCCGTCAACCCAAGCTCGCCAAGCTGCTTCTCTGCGCTCTTCCCCGCTGTACCTTGGCGAACGTGCGACGCGTCATGTGGCAGGTGATGAGTGCCCCACACATACTTATGCTTTTGCATTTCGGCAACATAATGCGGGTAATCCTCGCCCCAGTTTTCGTAGAATCGAATAAACCTATTCTCTCCACGTATATGCTGGTGGAACCAAATGGCTGTACCATCTGAATTCCCAATGTCCCAAAATGTATTCACCGGGAATCCTGGAAGCCATGGATAGAATCCGATCCGCTGGCTAGTCCGCGCTGCGGCCATCTGCTGGGAGTAGTAGCACCCTTCGTGCGACTGCTCGAACGCCTCTTCTGGCAGGCTTGGGTATTCCTGCTTCATCATCTGCCAGTCACCATGGAATCCGATATCCCGCTTGGCGACATACCATCTACGATGGCCTTCATCGATTTTCCGGCTAATCTTCGATTCGATCATCTGGAAGTATTCGATATCCTTTTGCAGGATCGGCGCAGATGATTTCTCAACCGAGTATTCCGCAGCATCCCACCACCCGAAGAAGTGGAATCGGTAATCCTCTGGCCCAAGCTGGCGCCTCTCTTGTTTGATCGCCAGGGCGCGCTGGCACATCTCGTAGAAATATCCCTCCTGCCCCTCGGCGGTGGACTCGATAAACACGAACCCGCC